ATACTCTGTCAAGGTGGTTAATTAAGTCATTTCTTTGAGACGCTATCCTAGGAGCTGTAATCGCAGCCAACGCTATAGCTAGGAACGCATTTATATCTGCTGGAGAAGATGCTTTTTTACGGAACTTCATAGTTATTAGCGCTTCACGAATTACTTTTGACTTGTTACTTGAGTCTGTTTGACTGTTTGTAGTTACAGACGTTAATTGACTTGCAGAAACTCTAAACTCTCTTTCAAATATTAAATCATCTTTATCTAGCAGAGCAAGCGAAGTTAGTGAAGGCTCCCCCTCTATGTCAAATGTTACCACGTACGGGTTTTCTAACGCTTTAGCAATTATTTCATTATCGGATAACGAATTATCTGTGGTTGGAACCCTGAGTGGCATATACCCTAATTCAGCTTCGAACCAATCCGATCTATCTTCTTCTTCAGATTCGGCAGATGCTTTGGTTGTATACGGAGCTTCACTATTTATATAGCTCAGTAATTCACTATCAGTTAAGTCACTCTGTCTATCTTGTTTTACTTTGAAGTACAGATAGTAACTATCTATACCTTTCCAGTTATTATTGAGTAAGTCTGCTACTTTAATTCCAAGTATATTGTACAGTTTTAGATTATTAGCTGTCTGGATTACACGATCACCACTATATAGGTAAAGTGTACCAAATACCACAGAACCATTAACCGTCTTCCTCGGCCAGTACCTTAGTATTCTATTTTTATACTTTCTCTGGGCTTGTAGTTCTAGTGTAGCAGGACCAACGAAATCTTGTTCTATATACATCCTGCTTCCTTTCTATACTTCGTTTAGGTAATTAACCGCTGTACTCCACTTATCTAGTACTACCTGAGCTTGTGCACTTAATGTTGCATCTTCACTACTTAGTAGCATACTTACCATTGTCGCACTACTATTTGCCACATGTTGACGCATATTGTCATCGAACCCTTCTTCATTTCTTTCCGCAACCTTAGCTTGCCAGTAACTTAATCCTGTCGCATCCCCTGTTGTACCTGTTGTAACGTACCCTCTCTCATCTACTACTATATTCACAAACCCGTTTTGGCGGAATGATGTCGCATAGCCATTGTACACATTTGCTTGCGCCATTTTAATCGCTTCATACTTGGATCCGCGATTATCGAAGTTACTATCAATTAGCAAGTTCTCTACGTCTGTTGTTAATTGACTTACATTAACTCCGTAGTCTGTATATAACTCTGCTTGCGCTTTCTTAACTGCCATTATACCTAACTTAGTGTCTATGTCTGTCTTATCTACGTCTGCAAGTATCTTCTGAGTCTGCGCTGTAGTTAGCTTAGTATCTTCACGCATTTTTGTTAACGTGTACTTAGCATCCCTATTTTCTTTAGCCACTTGTACCGCAGCTTGTAACGTCTGCGCTGTCATATTTTGAGCCAAGTCTGTTATGTGCTTAGCTACTAACGAAGCCTTTTCACGCTCATCTAGTTGACCTTTTTCCACATAGTCAATTATTGTTTCTTTAGCTCTTAAGTACATACTTCCACGTTCTGTACTAGCCTGCATTAGTTCATTGAATATCGACTTAACCTCTAAGTCTGTCTCACCTGCTATTTGATTGTAACTTACTGTTGTTGCCATTTTATTTTCCTTTTATTTTGTTATAAAATTATAGCATAGACTATGTGGATACTATGATAAGCTATATACATCACAGTCAATATTTGTTATAAGTGTTATATTAGAGGTAGCGTATATATAGAAATTAATTCTATTAAGTGTACTAGATATCTCTCCAAATATATAATATTTGTCGGATGTTATGATAGTAACACGCCGCCCTGCAATAATAGGTATAACACAAAACATATCCTTAAGAGTATAAAAGCCAGACTTTGATAACAGTGCATTAAGAAGAATAGACCCGTCTTGAAATATACTACTTATAACCATAGTTGATATTAAAGTGGTCTGCCCTGCTTGCCCTGCTTGCCCATAACTTAGTATCCTGAATCTTGGCAGATTAGTTACTGCTGATTTGAACTTGGTATTTGCATTAAACAGAGGAATATTAATGAAATTTTTGTTTACAGATATAATATTGGGATTAGATGTCAAGGCTACACTACTAACTGGATACTGGTAACTGTTAATAAGTTGTATTAGAGAATATTGACCATTAGCTGTATGAGTTAGATTATCGGTAGACCTTGAATATGTAAGGGCAGTGAGAGTACCACCACTAGGTATAGGTATTATTGTATCATAGTCATTAACTCGATCTGAAATACTTGACATGAAATGGGTGTATATCTTTGAAGTTAAGGAAGCGCCGTTTATAGATATATCATTTTTAGATATAGAAATATCAGAAGCAGTTATTGGAGTAATACTTTCATTAAATAGATATACATCTATGTAATCAAATGTAGCGATTGGAAAAGCTACAATACTACTGGAAAATGCAGCTCGTGCAGTGAAGCCACTTGTTAAAGTTGATAAACGAAAAGCGGGGCTGTTAGCTAGGGGCGATCCATAGTATATAGCCTGGATGCTTGTAACTACCCCTTCTCCAATAGATGTTGGAAACGTGTAAAGTACTCCATTATACATACCTCTTAGTACTACTGAAAAGTCGCCCGTTGGTATACTACCAGTTGAAATTGTGTAGTTCTGTTTTTCAGCCCACACAGCATTTAACGAAGCATTATAAGGAGCACCAGAAGGTAAAAATCTATGAACAGAATTAAAAGTATAGTAAGGTAAACTACTATGGAACGATGTGCCTGAAAAGACGTTCTCCTCTATATTAGAACTACCATTATATAAGTGAAGTACTTTTTCAGTAGTATTATTCCCTATAAACAAACTCATTTGATATGTATCTCCCCATTGTCTAAATCCACCTTCATAGTGTAGTTACTAGCTGAACCTCCAGTATTGTATATAACTCCTGCTTTTATACTACCTGCATTTAAGTTAGTAACATTTACCAGACTGGCATCAATAGTCCCAGTAGTAATCTTACCACCATCAATAACAGTAGTATTATTAGCTAGAGCAGTATTTAGCGTAGACTGTGTAATCGCATCAGGATCTCCACCAGGTACCCAACCACTATTAGTATACGTCCATAAAGAGCTATCAGTAGTGTTTAAATATACTGACTGAATGGGTTCTGTTGTTGATGTAGGATTCACTGTGCCTTCAGTATACGTAGGGAGTACTATATTTGAATTGCTATATGCTGACATATCACTATTTGTAAAGTTAACAACACCATTAAACTCTGTTAACCCTGTAGTTGTATCTATGCTAAACGGCACTGCACTACTTGTTCCACTAGCCACTTTGAATTTATCCGCACTGATTGTGAATTCACTTAGTTCATTACTTCCATTACTGAATTGCCAACCAACTATGTTGCCATTTGGGTCCACCGCAAGCTTACTTGATGCGATTTGCCATCCTTCTGGAGTAATCTCTACCGAGTCCATTTCATCAATGCGCACTGTTTGGTCGTTCATTGACGCTATTAATGTAGTTACTGTAGCAGCAGTAGCACTATCTGCATCAACTTTAGTTACTGCTATGTTGCCTATGTAAGCTTCTATTGCCGAGCTATCTGCATCTCCACCGAAGCTTGCTTTAATCGCATCTACTGCGTAAGTCTGTGCCTCATCTTTGGTTGCATATGTATTTTGTACATCCAGTATTGTTGAGTTTACTCCTGCTATTGCAGAGCCTAGTGTAGTAGTCAGCGTCGAACTGGATACGTACGTATTCTCTACCTCTGTAATTACTTGATTTACCCCAATTTCTATTTGGTCCATCACATCTGTACGTAGCAGATCTAGGGCATCTTTTAATGATCCTCCAGTGCCTATTGACTCCTGTACTAATTCATTTACATAATTCCCAACCCAGCTACCTGCTGTATTGAACGAGCCTATTGAGCCTAGTACATACGTATCTGGAGCAATTTCTAGTGTAATTGACTCACTTGCATCTATTTTTACTTCTGCTGCACCTTCTACTATCAGCTTTGCATCTGCCACAATCTCCGCTTCAAGCGTAATTAGCTTGTCCATTAGCAACTCGCTGGAACCGCGTATATGTTATCTACGAGTACTGTTCTAGTATTTACTGTTGGGTCTGTAAACGCTATTGTGAATATCGCTTCATACGCAGGTTTCAAGTATAGCCCATCTACTATGTCTCCTCGTCTAGGAACCATTCTTGTAGTGTATGCAGCTCCTAATACCACCTCAATATATCCACCACGATATGTTCCTGTCGCATCCGCAATTTTTGTCATAGTAACTTCACCAGCATTTTGTGTCACACATGATTGTGTTGTATAGCTACGGAATTGCACCGAACTGTTCACATCATCGAAGGATGCTACGTCTTGTGCAAGGAAGCTGTCTTTTTCAATTACTTTAATTGTAAACTTGAACTCTTTTCCTTGAGGTATTATGAAGTCAGCCATTTGTTATCCTTAATAAGTATACTAGTAAGCTCCACAGAGCTCACTATATAACTACTTTGATTTAGCTAAAGCTGCTTTATCGTCAGCAGTTAGCGGTAGCACAGTTATTGAGTATGCTTCTGCTTGTTTTTTACGTACTATCTCTTTACCATTAACCACTTCAGTCTCTTGAATGACTCTAGTCTTTTCACGTAACATTTGTAGTGTTGCTTCAGGTTCCCATGTAGGCTGATTGAATCTAACTACTTTTTTAATGAACCCTGTATGTTTATTACCTACAGAGAATACTTCTGACGGTATACCTCTCATACGTTCATCCAACGGTGTAATTTTTACCTTAACCATTTTCATTGCGTTTCTCATTGGGTTAGCTTTATTTGCACTAACTTGCGCAACTACTGGTTTTTCAGGCTTCTCAAATTTAGCTTCTTTAGCAGCCATTGCAGCTTCTTCCGCAGCTAGTTTAGCCTTAGCTTCTGCTTCTTCAGCAGCTACTGGATCAATCTCACCTGATTTAGCTTCTGCTTCAGTAATCCACTTCTCTAAATCGTCTTTTGCTGGTTGACCTGTAAACTCTACACCTAATTCTTTTGCTCTTTCTTTCATCTCATTGTAAGTCATTTTATGACTCCTTTTATCTTTTATTTTATAGTTAAGGGTGATACCTTATAACTTTAATTCGTATTTTAGCAGAGTGGAGCTTAAACTCCACCTATTGCTATCTTAGTATTTAGAAGCAGTTACATAATTTGCGATGTGTTCAGGACGTTCGATGAGGACGCCATTCCAGAACTCAATTACTGTCATACCGAATTTAGCATACGGATTGTCACGAGTACGTAATTCCTCAGGAGTTTTATGTGTTACATTGAACTTACCTTGAGTACCTGCACCGAACTCAAATCCGATGTGTGTAAATGAACCTGAACCAACAACTAAGTTTGCGTATACCTCATAGTTTGTACCGTCATTTCTGAATCCTACACTTGTACCATCATCAGTGTATGTTACACGAATTACATTCCCTGCAGTAGACGCAGCAGTATTAACCATTGTAACTGTTCCACCACTAATAGTGTAATCAGTTGTTAGTGTAAGTGTTGCAGCTGTAGTTACGTTGTATACAACTACACCTGTTAATGCAGTTTCACCTGTAGCTAACGCATCTGTTTCACCAACTAATGTGAACAATTGAGTCTCAACACCAAATAGTGCACCTGACGCAGCATCTGTATCTGTTGAGTACTTAACCATTTTAGGGTGTACAACGATACGGAATGGTCCAACTTTACCAATTTCACCGTGGATTGCTGTTACGTATTTACCGTTTTTATCAGCTTTAGCGTATTGCTCAACCGATACGAACGCATCATCTGTACCATTAAGTGCTTTAATTGACATGAAATCCATTTTCATATCAGGACTAATGAACATGAAACGTGCTGCTTGTACAGTACGAGTGTCAATTAAGTTTGAACCAGCAATGATTGTTGTATCTTTTGGACACTTATTGTTGTCTAACTCTGTATCGATACGGATTAAATCTTGTAGTGTTGGAACACACGATTTATCAACAGTTCCTACTGAAGTTGCATCACCTGCATAGTAAACTACACCTGCACCATTAATTAACTCAATCGCAAGGACATCCTCATTGATTTGGTTAGCTGCACGTACTGCTTCAGTCGTAATGTGTGATTTTAGTTTTGGATCTGAATCAAAGTTCATCTCATCCTTAGTCCACTCGTAGAATATACCACGATTCACAATTGAACCACGTACTTCTTTACGGCTGTAGCTAACTTTGTTAACTCTTGCTGAATCTTCACCTAAATCAGGCATTTTTGCACTGATGAATCCCATACCACGGCTTGAACCATATAGATTACCATTTGATGCTACACCAAGTGCATCTAATCCTGAGTTAGCCACTTCATTTTGATCGTCTAGAATCGCAATGTATCTGTGTTTAACTACTTCTTTACCTTGGTTCTTTGGCTGTGCCATAGTACCTGACATTTGTGAGAGTATCATTTCATCTTTGATGTCAATGATAGCCATCTTATTGTAATGTTCTTGACGTAACTGACCATTACCTGCTTTTTTATCAACTGTAGACTCTGAACTTGTTGTTCCTGCATTATAACCCATTAGTTATCCTTATAGTTTGTTTTTCATCCAGCTCATATACTCTTCATCACTCATATTGAGTGCTTCATCCAAGTAATTCACCGATGGTTGTCTTCCAGCAGTACTCTTAGTAGGTGCTGCAGCCTTACGTTTAGTAGCTACTTGTTTAGTTGCTTCTCTACGCTCCTGTGTTACCTTAACTTCTGCAATTTTACGTTGATTACTTTCTGTCTCAGCCTTTAACGTTGCTTCTCTAACTGCTCTTTGTTGAGTTTCATTGAACACACCAACTGCAGCTTTGTAGTAGTCTAGGTCTGAACGCATACTTTTACCGTATCTCAACTCGTCTTGCATTCGTAGTTTTTTAGCTACTGGGCTAATCTTTTGGAATGTCCCACTTTTCACATCTGTATGTAGCAACTTAATCAGGTGTGGTTTTTTAGTCATTTCTCCCCAGGACTCATCATCCCAGTCTTTCGTAAGTATTTGGTGAGTTAGCTCATACTCAGGATCTTTACTGATTTCCGCAGTAACTTCTTGTATGTCTAACTCGGCATTACTCCGACCATAACTATTTGGTATATATCCACTTTCACCATCCACTTCAAGTTCTAACGTATCTATGTTGTTTCTCTTGATTAGTGTAGCAATTGCTTCCTTATTACCTTTCAGTAGATCAATAGCAAAGTTCATATCCTCTGGAGTGAGTTTCTCTTGTTCCATCGCATCAATTAACTTTCTATGCTTACTTATTGCCTGTGTCTTTTTAGTATAATCCATTGCTCTAGAGAAAATCCCAGCAAACTGCTCTTTCATTTCATCTTCAGTGAATTCAAATTCTTCACCATTAGCTTTGAACTTGTGTTTAACAGGCTCTACTGATTGTGGTTCAGCTTTAGTAACTTCTTTTTCAACTTCAGATTGTTCTATATTAGCTTGTTCAGGATCCCCGTCGGTTTCCTCTTCAGCTTCTCCAGAGTCATCAGTTTTATCTTCAGTACCTTCGTCCTCATCACCATTATCATCGGAATCCCCTTCGGGTTGTTCCAAGGCATCAGCGTCTTCATTCACTTCTTCTGTTTCTACTTCTGTACCATCAACTTCAATTTCCTCGTCGTCACCTTCTGAGTTTTCTTGTTCATGCATCCAGTTTACGAATTCTTCGTCTGTCATATTATCAGGACCATTCATTATAAGCCTCCTTCTAATAGATCAGCTTTAGCAGCAGTTCCACAATCTTTTACATAATCCATATATGCTTCTAAGTACTTAGCAGCTTTAATTTTCTCTAGTGCCGCTTCACGCACTATTTCATTTTGGCTAATTAATCGTTTAGTTTCTTCTGCTACTACTGTTTTACAAAAGTTCTCCACAAACACATTAATGAACTTATCGTTTTGCATCAAATCCGCTAGATCTTCTGCTAACTCTACATCTTTACGTAACGACTCTCTGGCTAATTCTAGTTCTACTGAATCAGTCGAATTATTTTGGTTAGTCATTCATGACTCCTTTTCGATTATTGATTTATTGGTGTACAATTACACTTACCTGATTATAGCCCCTCATAGCTTAAGCTATGCTTATATCTTTACTTTTTTGGTTTAATTGGTTTCTTTTTACACGCCATAATTTACTCCTCATACTGGATTTATACTAAGCCTATTCTTTCTAACGTTAATTATACTGCGCCTTGAGCAGCGTACATATCTGCTAACCCACCACCTTGTGGAGCCTGGGGTTGTATTTGCCCTTGTTGCATTTCTTGTTGCAGCATCATTAGCGCTTGGTTAATCATTGCTTCAGGCACACCTTGTTGCATCAACTCTTCTGGAGTTATTCCTTGCTTTAACATATTTACTAAGTCTTGTACAGCTATTTGGGGTGTCCCAGTACTTGGGGCCATTCCCATCCCTTGTTCTTGCGCATACGCTCCTGCCAATCCATTTTCATCCATTGTATAATCCTTCCTGTTCATTTAAGTAACCAGCTAATCCAACAGGTTGTTGTCTTGCCATTTGAGCAGCTCTTTGTGCCTCTATTCTAGCAACTAACTCAGTCGCACCATCCATCTTACCTTGCTTCCATGCTTGTTCTGCTAGAGGAGCAGCATATTTGTCCATTTTAGCCTGTTCAGCTACTTGTTTACCAATTGCTGCATAGTTTCTATCCTCACTAACTCTACCAGCGTCTCCACTCATTGTTGCCATTGGATTTGTTATTGTATCGTACGCCATTATCTCACTCCTATGTTTTTATCACCAGCTCTTGCTTGCAGTTCTGCTAGCATTATCTGGTGCATTCTATCTTTCTCTTTTTCACTTGCTTTATGAATTTCACTAAACCCATGGTCTCTGTCTATGTAGTTTAGGTCAACCATATCTGCATCACTGTTTAACTTACGTGCTCTAGCTCTTTCAGCTTCCATCTTAGCCAGTTTTACCTGTGCATCAATTCTATCTTCTGTAGCTCTTGCTCTGTCACGTTCTATTTCAGCTCTTAGTTTATTATTTTCTAGCTGCGCTTTTTCAATTGCAATCTGCTTCATCTGTTCTGCTGCCGGATCTGGTTCTTGTTTATACTCTAGTATACCTTTTTCCAGTTCAGGGTCTCTTGCTAATTTTGCTATTTTAGCCAATACTTTTTGACTTAGCTCAAACGGCAAGTTATTACCCAGTGTCTGTAGCAGGAATGAATACTGTTCTGCTCTTGCTGAGTTATCCTCTGCTGTTGACACAGTTATTTCTATGTCGAACTGGCCTAGTACATCATCTTTTTGAATTGGCACAAATTCTTGGTTAGTTACCCTTACAACTTCTTCAGGTTCCATGAACTCTCCGAAGTACGCTAACCATTTGCGCATCAATGGCTTAATCATATTTTCTGCGATATTTCTAACTAGTGCAGTTCTTCTTACACTTGTTGCATCTAGTGCACCTCTTGCACCAGTTGCAGTACCTCCTAGCGCCGAGCCTGTAATCCCGCCACTAAATGATTTTACCCCAGTTTGTGATTCTATCTCATTATTTTGTAACCCAATCATATCGAATGCACTACTTGGTATTTGATTGTAGCTGCCTTGCCAGAACTGACTCATGTTTCCATTGTATTCGAAGTTATCCCCTCTCAGAAACTTTCGTCTATTGTTGTCATCTAACGCGCCTCTAGCAAATCCCATTTGCCCAT